GATCTTCCGTTTCTTTTTTCCAGATATTCGCGTCTTTTTTCTGGATGACGCCTGAGCCATTCGTATGATCTTTTCCATACCGCTTCTCGATTACGTTCTCGATAAGCAGCTTCATATTTCCTATGGAGAGCGCGAGCGTCAGGCTGCTTTGATTCCCATCGCTTATTGATTTCTTGAACTTTATCCGGATTATTCTTCTGCCACCTTCTCGTCCACTGACACCTTTTGACTCTCATTTCCTTTGTCATATAATCTCCAAACACGATGAAATCATATAACTTTATTCATTTTAATAGAACCACATGTTGTCGAATCCGTTTTCGACCTTGTCGTTCATGTACTGGGTCATATCCATTCCATTGGCGTCAGCAATATCATTGATCGGACCAACATGGCGCTCTGGGATGACGACCTGGATTACCACATCGCCTCCGATCGCCTTCGGACCACTGCCGACATTCGCCACGACCCTGGCGTTTTGTGAACGTTTCAGTCGGTCCTTAGTGTCCTGAAGTTCCTGGTTAAGAGCGAAAACCGCCCCGAACAAACTGGACGAATCCGTAAAGTGTCCCAGAAGCACGGCAAGGCGCTGTACGTCTATAGGGATTAAGCTGATCCCCTTCGATCCGTTTGTGGCTATTGGGTTGGTGATGTTTGCGTCGATCTTCGCTTCTGGAGGATTCTCGTCGATGACCGGAGCTGACTTGTCAGCCTTTGGAGCCAGAGTCCGCTTCTGATCATTCATCTGCCGGGTGAGTACGCTCAACTCTTCCCGATCCTCGTAAACGTGATTGTTGTTGCACTTCAAGGGCTGAGTGCTCCCAAGGTGATAAATCAGTGCTTCATCGCGCCCTTCGTTCAAATAGCATCTCGGGCACATATCGTTTCTCTTCTGTGGTGCTGCCATGTGCGGCATCTCCTATAACATGTAAAAGTCAGGATCAGACCCTGCGGTTGCCTGTTCCTTATCGTAAATTGGTGAATATTCTGTGTTCTGGTAATCCGTTGGCGCAGGTTTCTCGTCGATCTCGTATCCCGTGCGCGGGCGAAGTTGTGTTGCGCAATAAAAACAAATCATGTGCGTCATGACACAGTCGTCGTGCGCACCGGCTCGGGCCGAGTACCTTTCGGTGCCCTCCTCTTCTTCAACAAAGTCGAACATCTCGTCGATGTCGTCCTCGCAACGAATGATCACGGTCCACTGATCGAGGGCCTCTCGGTATCGTCCTATCAGCTCGTTCTTGTTTCTGAAGGTTGTTTGCCACCCAATCCAGTTCGAGTACGCATTTCTTGCCTTGTCCTCGCGCATCCACCGGTACCACTTCGGATACAAGAGAACCTTTACGAGATCAGATGCCACGGTTGTGATAGTGTTGCACTCGGGAGCCACCTCGGCAATATTGTAAAGGTACCCCAGAGCTGCCAGGATGCGGGCAAACTGCGTGGGTGGTGCCCAACCATGCCAGCGACCGACCTGCCTCAAGGGCTGGTTTATATCTTCGGGAATCGCCAGTATCTGGGCGCACGCCGGGTCTCCGGTATCGATGCCCATGGAGGGGTCGCCGGCGATGTAATAAACCGCATTAGACTTCGGCCACTCCCAGATCTGAAGGCATCCCTCTGCGGGATTTGGAGACAGGCGAGGAGTCAGGTTGTCCTCGTCCAGACGGATGTTACCTTTCCACCTGGGTGGACGGCAAAAGTGGGTTATCATGTCGTTCAGACGCTTCTTGCTGAACGCGCACCGGCCAGAGGCCACAAACGCCTCAGCCGGGGTTAGGGGGAATTCCTGGTGAAACTTCTCGGGATCGCCATCGGTGGCCTCGAACTCAGCCATCTTTTCTCGCCTCCAGGAAAGCTGATCGTCAGTCAGGTGAAAACTTAGCGTCTCTGAACACTTCTTGACAATCGCCTCTTCCTCCTGGGTTCTGACGAATCCCTCGGGAACAGAGATGGAATATCCTGGTTCTCTAAACCACTCCATGAACACGAAGTCCCATTTCAGGGTTTTCTTTTGAGAGGACTGGCAGACTCGATGCCAAGTAGAATGTCGTCCACGCGCAGTTGACTCCATGATCCCTATGGAATGCTTATAATTTACCAGAGATCCAAAAATTCCTTCAGTAATTGAGTTTGAGTTCCGGTATCTGGCGACCTCAGCAAGATGCGCCCCGTAGAGAGATTTTGAATAAGCTGCTCCAGATGACTGGTTCGCCGATTCGAAATATAGGAGGCTTTGCATTCCTGGATCACGCGCTCGATCGAAGTCTTTAACGCGATCAAATCCAAGAAGTTGACCTCTGACATCGTACCTCTTTTCTGGTTGCAACCACCAGGGCAAGTTAGCCCAGGCAGTCCTGGCCATGGAAAAGTTAACATCAACCCTGTCCTCCTCGTCAGACATTGACAGAGCATGAACATTTGGATGCAAAAACACCAACCAGTCCATTAGGGCAACTGATATCGTCGTATTATGAGACACAAAACCCTCGGCGATATATGTTCCGGTTGATGTTTGAAGATCGATCATGCGGCGTTTTCCAAGATACTCAATATTAACTATCTTAGACCAGCCGATTCCGGTTTTCTTTCCAGGAAGTTCCCGATCAACCCAAAAACGCTTTCCAATAAATCTTGTTGGCCTTGTTTGACCAATTAATTTGAAAATTTCATCTGTTCGACCGATAGCGATTTTTGGTACTGGCCTAGATCCAAACTTAGACTTTCGCTCCGGTTTATCGTCTTCTATGCGCCAATTATATCCATGAGAATGAACATATTCCATTATCCTGTCTAGCACCAAGCCCTCTACCTGGCTGACGCTTACCGATACTCCGGACCTATTTTCGTTAGAGATCGAACCTTCTCCGTCCAATATTCCACCAAACCACCCATCTTCAAGCGTTGGTTCATCCCACGGTTTCGTTACCCATCTTATTTCAGTGCCAATTTTAAGCTTCTTGTTTTTTGTTCGGCTACCATCAATACACCTCCATTTAGTTTCGGATGATGATTTACCCCTAGAAAGCCATGGATGTTGCGGCGTACATATTATAGAACGGCCATCATCGAGTGTTATTCGGTAGGCTTCACGATAAACCTCTAACACGCCACGGACGGAGGCATCCCTCATTCGCCTTGCGTTGCCGCGCCCTTTTCTCGAAAATTCATCTACGGCTACAAGTTCCTGACCGACCTTAAGTTCGCCGATTGGTACCCACTGAAGATCGGTCGTTAAAACTCTGGTAGACGGATCTAGGCAAACTCCGAGCTGTCTAGCTTTAAGTACCACTATACGGACAGGTTCGCTTGCGTTAAACTGGCGCATAAAACTTTCCAGAAACAATTCCTGGCTGTCCCAGAATGGCCACAAAGGTTGGATCAGGGCACCCTTAGCCCTGATAAAATGGTAGTTTTCGAGGTAGTAGCGTGGGTTTCGCAGGCAACGATTTATCTCTCCGACAACAAAGCAAAGTTCTACCTCTGAGAGCAGAACCCAGGCCTTTCGGGCGTCCTTACCGGCCTCGACATATCTGGAGTCAAGCTGCTCAAGTGCCTCGTAGAGATCTACGTTCTTACGTCTGAGTACGTTGTTCAGCAATTATTCTAACCACACGTTCTCACCCATTAGTTTCTGTTTTCCCGATGTCTGTACCCGCTGCTTGTCTTATAAAGGCATCCAGTTCATCGTCGGTCATCCCCTGACGACGAAGGTGATCGACTTGTTCGTTGATGAACGCCTCTTCATCCGACTGAGGAACGAATTCTCCGTCTGTCGGGGCCATCCGCGACTGAATAAAACTCTTGAGCTTCGCTTCTTTCTCTGGTATGTCAGATAGTGCCCTATCTACAGCTTTCGATGAGTTCTTGAACTCTCTCAGGATTCCGGCCTCCATGCTAATCACGAGCAACAAAAATCGAAGCGCGACATACAGGCTCGCAGCAAACGCAGTTAAACACAACCCGATCGAGAACAAAAACCCGGACCAAGCCCACATGCTATACATAGCACCTCCGTCGTATTCTACCATAAATTCTAGTTTATCATGGGGTTAACGGGCTGGAGGTAAGGAATGCACTCGCTGACGCCGGTGACCGGGTCACCCTCGACAATCTCAATACCTACCAGGAATCCGCTTTCGTCGTAGTCCAGGTGAACCCAGCCGTTTCTGAGCACGAGTTCACCGTCGTGGCGGCGGGGAATTCCTTTGTATTGTGGGTCAAATTTTATGTAAAGGCGGGAATCTGGCGTGGAATGGACAGAACCCTCCGCTGGATCTACCATCAGCGGATGGTTGTCCGACTTCATTGTAATCTTCATCGGAACTCCCAAGTTCCGATTGTCGCGCTACTGAAGGTCTACAAATTCTTCTAAGAAAGCATTTGCTCTTTAAAGTCGGGGTGGCTGGGCTCGAACCAGCATAACTCTCCGTTCCAAGCGGAGTCTCCATCCAATTGGATTTCACACCCCGATTATTGTGCTGCTCTGTACCATCTCTTAGAAAGGTCAAGCGCCATTGAACGCCTGACCTTTCTCAGAATGCCGGGGTAGTCTTCGGTCAACGACTTGAAGGCTTCTCTTCTAAGTTCGAACCTTCTAACCGCTCTTGTTTTCTTTTTCATAACATTCATTGTCTTACCATATTACCGGTAAAATAGCAACACAACACCTCTCAACCTTCTCCCCGATCTACCATTTCGGCGATTCCGGTTTGAGTACGAAAGGCATCGTGTGTCACGCGCCGTCAGAGAGAGACTCTATTTGAGTTGCTTTTCGAGAATCTTGATTTCTGCCTCGATCTCAGCCCGACGCTCAGATGCGGGTTTCAGGACCTGCAAGCGTGCCTTCGCCTGACGTAGTCGCATTTCCTTGA